TGGGATATCGTAAACGGTTTTACACCTGAAGCTCCGCAAGCATTTAAACAGGATTTCTTTAACTCATTAAGAGCTTCTTTCATTGTTTCAGAAATTGAGCAACAGTTAACAATAGCTGGTTTAACCGCTACAATTACAACACAGGAAGTTTTCCCAAATTGCAGTGTTATGACTATACAAGGAACACTATGATTATTCAGAATGAAGCAGTAAAACTAGACGGTCAGGTTGTTGAACCGCGCCATACAATTGAAATCTACTGCCCTAGTTGCAGTCGTGATGTAGATGAAGCAGAGTTAGCCGCGCAGAAATGCAATGATTGCGGGCAAGATCTTTCAGCGCCAAAGCAGTCTGTTTCAATCAATGCCACATCTCAACCAATTGGCATAAAGATCTGGGGGCAGTAATGATTAGGGTCGCGCAACTAGCTTGTTGGTTTCTAGGAGGAATCATTCTTGGAGGTCTTGTTGCTGTTTCAATGGCTCAAGACACCACGATTAACTACAAAGGCCAGCCGCCAGCAGGTGCTATGGCGCCGTCTATCAGTTCGTTCAGCCAAGATAACTGTTTGGTTGCTGTCTCTGGGGCTATTAGCTCTACGGTCATTGGATTTTCTGGTGGATCCTATATGATGGATGAAGACTGTTCACGCCGTAAGTGGGCTACATTCTTATCTAATAACGGTCTTAAAGTAGCTGCGGTTGCTATTGCTTGTTCAGCTCGTGAAGAAAACTGGGATGCCATGATGATGTCAGGCACGCCTTGTCCGATAGATGGTCTCGTTGGTGATGCTGCACGTAACGAGTGGATTAAACGCTATCCTGAAAAGTTTAAGAAATTATATGGTTCGGTTCCTCCTCTTGTTGACTTGGCTGCTGTTAAGCCTGACGAAAGTAAATAATGTTCAAGCGGCTTGCTATGCTGGTACGTGGACTAATGGGTTGCCAGTCTACAGCTCCCTTTTCGTTGACGGTGGAACAACCCTCGCCCAGTGCCAAGCCGTTGCGTGCCAAGCGTACCCAAGCATCTCACCAACCTGCCCGCAACCCTGCCAGCAAGAAACCCAAAGCCAAGTCCTCAACTGCCCAAGCGGGTACAACGGCACAATCACGCAAACCAAAACAAAAACCTGCCCAGCAAACGTCTGGGGAGACTGGATTACAACAAGTAACACCTGTGTCTCAACCTGCCAGCCAGTCACGCAAACGCAAATCCTCAGTTGTCCAGCCAACCACACAGGTCAAATCACGCAAACAAACACCAAAACCTGCCCAGACAACCAATGGCAAGGATGGGTTACAAGCTCAAACACCTGCGTTGCTAACCCGCCAACCTGCACCTACCAAGCGCAAACCGAAAACAGAAGCTGCCCCGCCAACTTCAGTGGCGCGCAAACTTGGAAAAAAGAAACCAACTGTCCGTCAGGTAGCTATGGTCAGCCAAGTCAAACAGACTGGTTCAAAATCCAAGACAGCTGCACGCCCAACCCGCCAACATGCCAAATAAGCAACCAACTACAAACACTACAATGCCCGACAGGCTATACGGGGAGCATTACCCAGACTCGTTCCTCGACTTGTCCAAATCCATACGGGAGTCCAGCGTGGCAACCTTGGGCGACTACATCAGACACTTGCAAAAAGTCAATAAACAACCCGACCAATCCTGTGTCGCCTGTGTCGCCCCTGAGTCCAACTTCGACCACATCTGCCCCAACAATCCAATCCTCACCTGTAACTGCACCGACCCCAAATACTGCGCCGAACTCGGTAACGACCCAGACCGCCAATACAGAGACCCCGCAGACAAAGACGGATTCTCCGACAACCTCGAGTACACAGGTATCCCAATCCCCCCCGCCAAAAGGGAAAGTAAGGTCAGCGGCTGGCCTTGCGTTGTCGTTGGAGCTGTTTGTGAAACCTGGACTACAACAGCCGAATGTGTTCCCGGAAGTGAGCATAGTGGGCGGGATACCAAACAACGTATTGATGCAGGACTCAATAATGATGGACCTGTTGCAACAAACGGGCTTTAACCAGCCAGCGTATAACCAAGACTTAGGATTTGAACAATGAGTGATTTAGAGAAACTAGATAAAGTACAAGGCTTCGTAGATAAGTGGGTGACTTGGGCTAAGCAAAACACAATGGTGGCTGGCTTTATTATTGCTGGCGTGCCTGTTATTTTAGGTGCTGGCTATACAGGCATTACCAAGTTCAACGAAGTCAAAGAGATGTATGAGGGTTATAGCGATACTGCCTCATCCGCATCAGCCGCGGAGCGCAAGGTAAAGCTACTAGAAGAGAAGGTAGCGGATCAACGTGAAGTAATAGCTAAGATGCAGGAGCGTTTAGCTGAGGCGTTGATGGCGGCGCGCGAAGCCAAGATTGTTGCAGAAAGCACACAGAAAGAATTACGCTCTGGCTTGGCTGCACAAAAGGTTGAGCTAGATGTAACAAGTTCTACGCTACGCTCTGAAATGAACACATTGAAACGTGCAACAACTAACCGTTTAGGACAATAAAATGTTATCGCTAATTTCAACACTAGGTGGCTTGTTAATCTCAGGATTGCCAAGCGTATTGGGATTCTTTCAGGACAAGTCTGACAAGGCGCATGAGCTAGACCTAGCCAAGATGCAGACAGAGCGTGAAATCCAGATGATGGAGCGTGGTTACGCAGCACAAGCCAAGGTAGAAGAGATTCGTACAGATCAAGTCATGATGCAGACTGATGCTGATATGACCAAGGCGGCTTATGAGCATGACGCCAAAGTCTTACAAAAGGCGGCTCCGTGGGCTTCTACATTCGTAGCAACAGTGCGCCCTATGGTAACTTACTTGTTCGTGGCTGAGTTGTTTGTGATTAACGTGGGTATTGGTATCTACGTGTTTATGCACCCAGGCGTTATTGGAAACATTGATGACTTGTTAAAGATTTCTGATGAGATTTTTAGTGATGACGAGATGGCTATGCTAGGCGGTATTATTGGCTACTGGTTCGGATCACGTGGATGGTCTAAAAAGTGAATGTAAGCGAAAAGCTTATTGAGATGATTAAACATGACGAGGGGGTGAAGACCTCCCCGTACCAGTGTCCCGCTTTACTTTGGACCGTTGGAGTTGGACATGTTATTGATCCTACCCATGCTAGAGTTAAGCTAGAAGACAGAAAGGCACTACCCATTCCTGAAGGCTGGAATCGGGTTTTAAGCATGGATGAAGTCAACGACATCTTGAAGAAAGACCTAAACAGGTTTGAGGCAGGTGTTCATCGCTTATGCCCAGGTGAGCTGACACAAGGTCAGTTTGATGCTTTGGTATCTTTCTCATTCAACGTTGGTCTTGGTAACTTGCAAAACAGTACCTTGCGCATGAAGCACAATCGAAAAGAATTTGAGGCAGCAGCTAATGAGTTCTTGAAGTGGAACAAAGCTGGTGTTAAAGTGCTGAAAGGGCTAGATAAACGCCGCAAGGGCGAAAAAGCCCTATATGAATCTTAGGGTAAACCATGCCATTACAGAAACTACAATTTAAGCCTGGTGTTAATAGAGACCAAACAAACTATGCTAACGAGGGTGGTTGGTTTGAGTGCGACAAAATTAGGTTTAGATCAAGCTATCCTCAAAAGATAGGCGGCTGGCTTAGATATACTGTAAATACTCTTATCGGTGCATGCCGTCAAATGTTTGGTTGGACTACAACTTTTGGCGATAACTTCTTGGCATTAGGTACAAATCAAAAAGTTTATATTGATGCTGGCGGCAACTTATACGACATCACTCCATTAAGGGCAACATACACACACTCAACAACTCCTACAACTGACAACTGCTTTGATACAACAAACGGATCAACAACTGTTAATGTAAATATAGTTACCAATGGCGCCGCAGCAGGTGATTGGGTAACTTTCTCTGGAGTTGTCGGTCCAATAGGTGGCATACCGCAAAGTGAATTTAATGCGTCATTTAAGATTGCTTCAATTGTTGATGCAAACAACTTTACGATTCAAACCACAACAGCTGCCACATCAACCACCTCAAACCAAGGTGGAACAGCCATTGTTGCTAAATTTCAAATTCCTGTTGGCTATCCAGTAACAACGTTTGGTTATGGTTGGGGTACATCAACATGGGGTCGTGGTGCATGGGGTTCTGGTTCAACAACTCCTGTTTCATTCCAACAACAGGATTGGTTCTTTGATCAGTTTAAAAACGACTTGATTATGAATATTCGTAATGGCCCACTTTACATTTGGGAGCGCGGGTTATCCGGAAACCCGTCAACTGCTTTAGATACTAATGCCATATTATTGTCAGCTGTTGCGGGCGCTACAGACGTTCCAACAGAAGTAACTCAAGCTTTAGTATCCCAGAACGATGGGCATTTACTTGCATTTGGAGCCACGCCTTACCTAGGTAGTGATTTTGACCCTCTACTAATTAGATGGGCAAGCCAGAACGTACCTGAAAACTGGACGCCTGGGCCAACATCATCAGCTGGATTCTTAAGAGTTTCTCGAGGTTCTAGTATTATTAAAGCCGTTCCAACACGCCAAGAGATATTGGTTTTCACTGATGCAACTCTGAATTCATTACAGTTTACTGGCACAACAGCCGTATTTAGTTTGACAGAGATGTCAGACAATATATCAATTATTAGCCCTAGAGCCGTTTCTACTGTGAATAACACGGCGTATTGGATGGGTAAAGATAAGTTCTATTTCTACAATGGTAGCGTTCAAACCTTACCAAGTACGTTAAGAAACCACGTTTTTGAGGACATCAACTACGGTCAAACAGATCAAATTATCTGCGGCACAAACGAGGGATGGAATGAGATTTGGTGGTTCTACCCTAGCGCAAACTCTCAATACAATAACAAGTACGTTATCTACAATCACTTAGAGAAGATATGGTACTACGGTAATATTGAGCGTTCTGCATGGTTAGATAGCCCGTTGCGTCAATATCCTCAGTCAGTTTATACAGACCCAACCAATTGGGAAACAGGCATCATTTACGACCAAGAACGTGGCGCAAACGATGATACGTTACCAATGGCTTCTTATATCCAGTCATCAGACTTTGATTTAGAAGACGGCACAGAGTTTATGTTGATTAAAAGAATTATTCCTGACTTTTCGTTTCAGGGTTCAACAGCAGCAACGCCAACCGCTTACGTAACAATTAAGCCACGCAACTTCCCTGGTGCAAATTACCAAACAGAGGCAGAAGAGCCTGTTGTTGAGACAACCTCTATACCTGTTGAACAGTACACAAACCAAGTATTTATTCGTGCAAGAGCGCGTCAGATGGCATTTAAGGCATCGTCAATTGACTTAGATGTTCAATGGCAACTGGGCAATCCAAGACTTGAAGGTCAGAAGGATGGCAAACGATAATGGGTTTCTATAACGTAGTTTCTCCAGCGTTACCGTTACCACCTATTGACTATGATAAGAGTCAACAGGATCAGTTTCAGTATGCTTTGCGTTTATATTTCAACCGCTTAGGCGAGTCTTTAAACCAATTAGCCAATGCAGGTGGCGGTAGTTTTTTAAGTTTCCCGTTTATTGAAGCTTCAGATAGCACCACACAATACGCAACAGGTAATAACACAGCAACAATTGTGAATTGGGATACAACGGCTTTAAACAACGGTTTCACACTAAACGTTGGTAATACGGCTACGGCACTATTTTCTGGCGTATATAAGATTACTTATAGCTTACAGTTTGCCAATAACGCCAATGCAATCCACAACGCTGCTGTCTGGCTAAGGGTTAACGGTTCAACCTCAGCAGCAGATGTACCCAATTCAACAACCACTTTTACCTTGCAAGCTCGTAAAAGCGCCTCTCTTCCAAACTTTGTTTGTGGCTACTCGGAAGTCGTGTTTGCCTTAAACGCGGGTGATACAGTCGGTTTATGGTGGGGTACAGACCAAGCAGCAACATCTGGTGGCACTACAGGCGTTTACATATATTCTCAAGTAGCTCAAACAACTCCAATGGCATACCCAGCAACTCCGTCTTCCCTTGGTTCAATAACGTTTGTATCGGCGCTTACAACATGATAACATTCAACATAAATAACCCAATGAGGTTCGCATGAACTATTACGCACAGGGCGGTCAAGCCCACGGATTAAAGTCAATCGCCCAAGAGATGCAACAAATGGGGCGTGGTGGCGACACTATGTTAGCGCACATTAACCCGCAAGAGGCGGATTTACTTAAGCGTTTAGGTGGATCAGGTACTATCAATCCAGCTACTGGGCTACCAGAGTTTTTAAAGCTTAAAAGTTTAAATCCAGTAAAAATAGTTAAAAAAGGTCTTAGCGCACTTGACGATGCAATTTTGCAGCCTATAACTGGTGCTATTCAAGATGTAGTTCAAGAAGTAGCTAAGGCTACTGGCCCAGTTGGTCAAGCAGCCGCCGCATATTTTGGCGGGCCTATTGGTGCCGCTGCGTACGCTGGCTTGGCTGGTGAAGACGGATTCAACTTCAAACGCGGCTTATTGGCTGGTGCTATGACTTATGGCGCTCAGAATTTAGCAGGAGGTTTGAGTGATGCGGGCGCACCACCTGTACCAGATCCAACGGTTGTCACTCCTCCTATTGAACTTGGCTTAGCTGGAACAGATGCTGTCGCTAGTGAGGTTGCAAGAACTGGTTTAACTGAGCCTGGTCTTGGCGCTCTTGATAGATTTGCTGCTGGTGCTGGCAACATGTATGACAAAGCAGTAACTGGTGTAGGTAATGCTTTTGAATCTGCCACAGACCCAAATTATTACGCAGACAAGTTTGCATCCATCCCAGATAAATTGACCAACATGGGTAGTGGTATATCCAATTTAACAAGTTCAGATCCTGCTATAAGATCAGCTGCTATGGACGCATTTAAAGCATCTGGTGCAACCATGACCAATACAGCTCTACCTATGTACATGGGTTACACGGGTACTCTAGCGCTTGATGAGATGGACAAGT